GCGCGGTTCTCGGCACCAGGACGTGGTCCCCAGGCACGAGCGAGATGCGCTGGTTCCTCATGTCCTCGGGGATGGCCAGCGTCGGGTCCGAGATCTTGTCGACGATCGTGGCCTTCCGCTTCTCGAGGTGCTGAAGCTCCTTGCAGTCGCCGAGAGCGTCCATCCCGGGGCTGAACCCGTAGACGTCGCTCACGGAGTTGGTAAGCGCCCACCGAGGGGCCAACACCGGGAACCGGCCGTATCCAGACTGACGCAGGAACTTGTCGGGCTCGCCGTAGTCGTTCTTCTCGAACCATCGAGAAGCCCACTTCTTGCTGCCGAGTACCTTGGGATTGTAGTCCTCGTTGGGGTGGACGAAGTGAATGACCCGGTGGAGCTGGTCGTAGATTCCCTTGTCGTACTGGTCCTTCACCACACCCGAGACGTTCTTCAGCCCGAAGCTCTGCACGAGCTGGCGCGTAGTCATCGGCACGTCGCGACCGAGTGTGTCGATGACGCCCCGGTTGCTCGTGCTGAGGACGTACTCGCCGATCGCCTGCGGGTAGAACCGAACGATGCTCTCCGTGTCCTCCTCGAAGAACGTGGCGTGAGTGCCGAACGCCAGGGTGTCCGGGTAGACCGCTCCCGCGAGCGCGTTGTAGATGTTGCTCTTGGCGATGATGTTGGTCATCAGCGCCTCGCGCCTGAACAGGTAGGCGCGGACCTTGGACGACTTCAGAAGGTCGGGGTCCGGGTGCGTCAGGCGGAACCACTGACGAGCCGGAGACGTGATCCCGGCCATCATCCCAGCGGCGGCCACACGCATCGCGATGAGCGGGGTGTTGTTGACGATCTTGGCGTTCCGCTTGTCGCCCTTGTTCGCGTCCTTGTCGTAGAAGCGCGCACGCCTCGGCTGCTGCTGCTCAGCGATCTGCTGCCAGTGATCGCGCCAGGTGCTCTGGTCCGTCCAGAGCTGGGAGTACCGCTGCGTGAGCAGTTGCTTCAGAGGCTCTGGCATCTAGCCACCCGTGATGATGGACTTACCCATGACCGGGATGTTGGTCTGGTCGCCCAGCGGGCCGGTGATGAACGAGTTGCGCCTGGACCCGGAACCTGTGCGGAAGTCCTCTTCGCGGAGCTTGGCCTGAACGGCCTGGTCCGTGATGTCCACCGGAGGAGGCGGAGTGCCGACGTCCGGGGCCTTGGGCTTCTCAAAGAATCCCTTGCCCTTCGCGGCTTGGTACGCCATGAGGCCGGGGAAGGCGATCCCCACCCACTTGTCCTGGAGCACGTTCTTGTCCACCCACTTCCCAGCTGAGCCCATCCCTCGCCTCCTCAGTCGCGACCGTAGATGTCGTACTCAGTCACGGTCTTACCATAGCCGGGCACCCCTGAAAATGGCAGTCGGCCCTCGCGCTCGTAGTACGGAATCCTCGGCGCCACGGACGCGGCGAAGGTCAGGGCGAACGCGTCCGCGGTGTCCGGGCTGCGCTGGATCAGCGCCTTCACGTCGTCCTTGGACCATAGCACCATCCGGCTCTTCGGGTCGTAGTCGTACTCGTGAGCGCAGAGCTCCTGGAAGAGCTCTGGGTGATACGGAAGCTTGCCGTCGGCCTTAGCCCAGTCGCACGCACGCGCGTACATCTCCGTCCTGCGATTGTTGTATCTCTCGGTCTCGAGCGCCTTCTCTCCGAAGTTCACAGGAGCCACTCGGTCCCCGTAGCCGAGGAACACGATGTGATCAAAGACGCCGACTCCCATGCCGGTGATGTCGATGAAGCACTTGTCCGCGTCCCACTCCATGATCTCCTTGAGGATCTGCTCGGCCAGGTCCGTGGTGCTCAGGTTCCTGTACTCCTTCGGCGCGAAGGCCAACCGGCCCTGGCGGCGGAAGGTGACTGCTGCGTCGTCCCCGAAGCGCGCCGGGTCGGCGCCCATGATCTTGGCGAATGGCTTCCAGTTGGCGTCGGTGAGCGTCCTCTTCGAGGACGCCTGACACTGCTCCGGGCCGATGAGCTTGTTCCAGCCCGCTGGCGGGAAGCGGCCGTAGACGTTGACGAGGACCCACGGGTTCTCGGCGCCCAGGGTGGCGATCTTCTGCCTGGCCCACTCTACCTTGATTCTCTTCGCACGCTTCGGATCGTCCGGGTCCCCAGTGATCTCGATGACTTTCCAAAGGTGACGCTGCGAGGTGCAGGCGTCGTACAGAGGCCCAGACGTCTGCGTAGGGTTCCCTGCCATGAGAATGCGATTCCACTTCCCAGTGGATAGGGATGCGTCGGCAGCCTCTGTGACTGACGATGGGATATCACCAGCCTCATCGATAAGAACGAGGGTGTGCTCGGCGTGAAGTCCGGCGAGGGTGTTGGACTGCTGAGTCTTGTCAGCACTCTTGCTCCATTGTCTCGCCGAGATGAACCATGTCTCGGGCGCCTCCTTGGCGAAGAAGCGCTCCGCCTGCCAGACGAACATCTCCTTCAGGAACTCACTCTTGTTCTGCCAGGTCGCGATCTCGGCCCAGAGGTTGTCTCGCAGGTTCTCCCCTGTGATGGAGATGGCGTATCCCTTGAGGTGGGGGAAGCACGTCATCGCCCAGAGGATGCCCCAGGCCATCGCGCACGACTTCCCTGGTCCCTTGCACGCCTTCGCGCAGGTGCGATCGTTGTCTCGGAGGGAGTAGAGGTACTCGATCTGCCACTCGTCGGGCTCGGCGCCGAGCACTTCGCGCACGAATAGAACCGGGTCCTTCTTCCACCGCTTCAGGTTCTTGATCGCCTGGGCGCGATAATCCATGCTCTACCTTACCCCGGGGCGAGGCCCAGGACCAGGCTCCTCGTCTCTGACTTGGCACTTCGCGCCCGGGGCTCCGCCCTCCGAATCAAGTTCCAAATTCCGAGGAAAATTATGCGTAGGGTCCCCCCTCGCGTCGGGGCCCCGTTCCAAACCCCGGGGTGCCCCCCCTTTCGGGTCAATTCCGGTTCTGGCTCGGCTCTTGCATGTCCCAGGGCCGGGTCACCGTGTGGCATGGCTCTTGCAACGCTCGCGTGCGTTCCACACCCCCAGGGCGCGGCGCTCTACCTCCAAGGGGGCAACCCCTCTGGTACGCTTGCCATCCGCTTGGGGGTGCTTACGTTCAGTATGTAGGCGGCAGGGCCACTCCGGCTCGGCCTACACAGGGGTACATCATGGCTACCATCGAGTCCGCTGTTGCCACGCCCGTCGTCGCTGCTCCCTGCTCCTGCGTCGCTGGCTGCCCTCAGTGCGTCCCCGGCCTGGCCCCCGTCGCCAAGGCCCCGTCCACCTCCAAGCGCAACGTCGCCCTCAAGGCCATGCGGGCCGCCGTCCCGGCGCGCAGCATCGTCCTCAGCATGGTCGTCGAGTCCATCGGCAACGTCGCCCGGCGCCCGGGGTCCAAGGCTGCCAAGTGCATCGAGTCCTACAAGGTGGGCGCCACGCTCCAGGCCATCATCGCCAGCGCCCCGGCCGGGCTCGAGTCCTACACCAAGGCTTGCCTGGTCTGGGATGTGCAGCACGGCAACATCGTGGTCAAGTAGCTAGCTCGGGGTCAGCCCCGGCTGGGCCTTCGGGCCTGGCCGGGGCTTCTTTGTGTCTGCGCTCGGGGTCCAGCGCGTCCAGCTGCGCGTCGTCATGCGCTGGCAAGGCGCCGATCTCTTCGAACTCCCCCTCGATCACGTCGTCGTGGCTCGCGGCGGCCAACAGTTCCGCCAACGACGTCTTCAACTCGATCTTCTTGACGATCGGGCCACAAATCTCTTCCCTAATCGCCGTCGCTGCCCGAAGCACGTTTGTCGCGTGCAGCGGGTCAACGTCCTCGTTGAGTACGTCAACGACGCGCTTGAGAGCGTAGTCTGCGAGATCAGCGTGGGGCGCGGGCGTACCCGCCGGGACACGAATACGCATCGCACGGACTGCGTCGGCCTCAAACCGAGGAAGACGGTCGTAGACCCGAGACGGAACACCTGTCGTGCCGAACGGGCGCCCGGCGCCTGGCCTTGATCCACCATGTCCCATAGTCACTAGACCTTGATTGTTATTCAAGGAGCCCGGTTTGTGGCACCGGGCTCCAGGACCGCTGCCCAGGGCCTCACACTAGCTATCGTGTCTTCAGGAGACAAGGGCGTTACGAGTTGCGCTCTGTTACACATCGCTGTGGGCTCACGTGTAACTGTTCAAGGCCGCGCCAGAATTACGCTTTTGACTATTTGTTACATCAGTTACAGTATTTAGTCTAATAAAGACTTTTAGTAACGAGTAAAGTAAGTGCCCCTTTCTACGAATTAGCTATGTAGCAGTTTGGGCGGTCTGTAACATGTAACTCGCGTAACACCTAGCAAGTCCAAGGGCTTAGATGCTTTGAACTACACTACCAGTGCGCTCAGCCCCCCCGAAAGTAGCCCCGTGTTACTCATTGACGTACACCCTACAGGGTGCCTGGCGCCAGGAGGCACAGAAGTATATACTGGTTAGTATTCCAGGAGCGGCCCATGCAGACACACGACCCAAGAGCCAGAAGTCTGTACAACGAGATGCTGCAGAGCGCGCGGAACTCCGTCAAGGAAGCGGAGGAAGCGTACGCGGGAGAGAAGGACTTCGACACTGGCGTGAAGAGGTGGGCGTTCCTGCAGTCCGCCAAGGAGATCGCCAAGAGGATCACGATCTCGGGAATTGAGTCCGCGCTCATCGAAGCTGGATTGGAAGCGGCCTCCGCCGACCCCGAGAAGTTCAGGGCGCGAGTGGTGATGCAGAACCGAAGCATGGGCAGACCCACGACATCCGACCGGCCACTGGCGGATTATCTCAACGACAAGCCGCCGGAGGTGGTAAAGAAGCCGGGCATCATGCTGACCCCAGAGCGTCTGCGAGAGCTGGGTCTGCAGCCTTCCGATTAGGCCCCTTTTGGGCCGCTTGCCATCGTGAGTGAAAGCCTTACGTTAGGTGTGGAAGTAGGGGCTGCATGGAGCGGCCCTAACCAGGAGGATGTCATGGCGAACGGCAGCGTGGCGCAGCAGACCCCGAGCGCGGAGCCCGAGGCCCCTAGCGCGGAGCACATCAAGGCGTGCCAGCGTCTGAAGGAGATGCTC